GGACCGTAGCAAAAGGGCTATAAATGTTCCGATGCATTTCAATGTTGTCAGTGTTTGCTTGGCTAATAGCAGCAAGGTGCTGCTCGCTTTTTGATGCACTCTCGGTCTGGAGTTGTATGTTCGTTTCAAGCCGATCTAAAAATATCAAGTGCCGCTTGAACAAACTTTTCATGATCACAACGATCGCGCCAACAACCACACCAAGCGTGCCACAAACACTAATTAAAACTGTGACTAGTTCGCCTGATATATCTTCCATTATAAATCATCCTTAATAAAACCATAGAAGGGGGGAGGCACCCCCTTCTATGGCTGGAGAACAAACATACCCATAGGGCATGGATGATTTACTGACGATCGCCAGCGACGATGACGCTGTCAACTTCAAACGTATGAGCACCAGCCGCGTCATTAGCGAACGCAATCGTTGGGGTCAGGCCGACATCATCGGGGAAGTCTTGGAAGTTTCCAGAACTATCCTTGATGGCGTTCAGCGTTGCAATGTACTTGCCGTTCACGAAGAACTTGGCCTTTAGGTCACTAGCACCAGCAGGCTGGACTTCAATGGCGACATCAACGAAGGTGTCATCCACAAGAGCAACACCAGTTGTACCATCGGTTTCGCCATCCTGAGTAGTTGACGCTGCTGTCTTGCTGCCTTGGATCGCTGCCGATCCATTCTTGCAAACACCGTACCGAAGGATGCCGTCAGCCGCAGTGACCGTGTTCAGGAAGAAACCGATGTAATCGGTCACGCCGACAGTCACGGTCGGATCAACAGCAGCTAGGCCGACAAAAATGTCAGTGCCATCTGCGTCGGCAAGCTTAAAGCGAGCCTTGAAGATAAGCCGCTTATCTACGGCAATCTTGAATGAAGCACCATTGGCCTGAAGGTTGGAACCGTCAAGGTCATTGATCGCCGAGGTGATCTTCATCACGCCATTAGGCTCATTGTTGATCGTGTAGACCGATGTGCCCGTGCCAGCATCGATCACAGTGTCAAGCCACTTGGCTGTAACCGCAGTCACGCTAACAGAAACATCAGTAAAGTCGTCTTCAAACAAGACAGCACGCTTGTTGATCGCGCCTTCCTTACCAATGGTAGGAAGGATATGGGAAAAATTAGATGAGTTCGATGCCACAAGGCACCTCCTTTTGTGAGGGGGGACTTCTTCGCTTTCGCACCACTACGTCAGTGGCTGCAAAAAGGGAGGTCCCGGGCTACGTTGCCCGGGACCCGTCAACTTACTTATGCACCAAAAACTCTACCCTGACGACGACGCGAACGACAGATCAAGTTGTACCAAGAGAACTTGTACACAACTGTACTGTTTGGTTGTTTCGCACCACCATCCACAATCTTCTCATCCATGTACATATCTGTATGGAAGAATGGGCAGATGAAGTTAAAGTTCCAGAACAAGTAGTCAGGCTGGTTGTCTGTCCAACCAGCATCGTCAAGTGCTGCAACCCATATAATTGGAACGCCTTGGAACTGAGGACCCGTGATCGCGGGATCACGAAGTTGTTCCATGCGATCATTCAACGCACGTAGGCGGGCTTTGTAGAAAACGATACCATCACGACTAGTCGTAATGCACATCTTCTGCAAGTCTTCGCTTTCCGTATATTTATTCATGGCATCGGGAAGATCAAAACGGGTCTGGAGAACAATGTCATCCATAGCCGCAATCAAGCCGCTGTCAGGATCATCCGGTGTTGTCACCGCATAACTTTTAAACTTGTTTCGATACCACGATTCGGTTGAAGGATTAAGCTGTTGAAGCGTAGTCCAGTCGCTGGTCGTCGCGCCGCCGTTAGTGGAGCTTGGAGCCAAACCGTCTTGGGTATTGAAGCAAAGAAGGGAGTAAGGGATCACGGGATCAGCAGCAGTGGATTCCATTGTTGCGGTGACCGGGGTCGCCCACAATGCATCTTCTAGTCCATTGATCGTGTCCACGACGCAACCTTGTTCCAGCGACTTAATGTAGTCGAGGTACGCGTTGCTGTCGCCTTGGTTAAGTGCTGCGGTTTCTTTAATCAGAACATAATGACTCTGAGCAAATGCCCAGTTCACTTCGATTGATTTCAGAGTGTCAGCTTGGGTGGGAGAGAACTCATCGTTCGGTGAGTAAAAACTGAATGATCCAGCTGTATCACCTTGGATTCGATCTACGAGTTTGTTGCCACCACGAAACTTCTTCTCGGATGATTTCATCATTCGAGAGAAGAAGAAGTAATTGTTCTTAGTCGCTTCGTTAAGAAGCGTGCCTTTGTCAACCACTCGCGTGTCGCGGGAAGCAGCCAGAAAGTCAGCATGATTAAGTAATGCCATCTTTTAGACTCCGCAGCAGCGAAGTGATGGGGTCTATCGATCCGGGATTTTATTCACCTGTTCCCTAACTTGATCAGGAGTTGGATATTTTCCATCTGCACCAGCAGTCTGTAAGAGTGTCATGATCAGAGCGTTCTTTTCATCTTTACTCATAGCAGAAGTTGGTTTATCAGTAGCCGGGGGGTTATCAGTTGAATCCTCAGGTTGACCCCGAGTTTGCCGTTCGTATTCGCCCAACATTTTTCGTTGCTGTTGTTGTTTTTTATCCGCACCAAGAATCATCAGGCAGGCGTGGTCCATTAAGAGTTCAACATTCGGAGAACTATTCTCGTCGTGATATCCGGGCAAACCGGACAACTCATAAACCTTTTGCTTAACCTCATCAAACTTGGCACTATCGGCCAATTGTGGCCACTCATCTTTTGCAAAAGACATACGTGTCTTTTCCAACAACATGTCCTCGTTGGCACGGCGAAGCGAATCGAGTTCATACTTGTTTGCCTCAGCTTGGTATGACATTTCTGCCACCTGCCGATCTAAGGTAGCCTGCTGTTGAGCAAGTGCCGCCTTAAGTGGGTCAGCGAGATCAGAGTGTATCTCATCTTCCGCTAACGTCTCAAACAAGTCCTTGGCAGCGTCCACAACTTCGGGCTCTTCTTCCTGTTCTGGTTTCTTTACACCATATTCAGCAAGCGTTGCTTCAAGTTGTTTCTTCTGCGAATACTCACGATCGGCTAGTGATTGTCTTTCAGCTGCTTCTGTGCCACGGGAAATAATTTCCTCAGGCGACAACTGATCGATTAGATCATCAGGCCAATTGTATCGCTTCAACGCGGTACGGGACTTAGCAAGCTCCTCAAGGGAATGCTCACTCTTCGGTTCTTCTGTTTCCGTAGTGGGTTCGACGGGTTTAGCGTCGTCCTCTATGATCGGATCAGTATCACCTGTTTTAGCAACGTCGGGTTCAACTGGGACTTCGGCTGGTTTCTTTCCCTCGGAGAAATCTTTAAGTCCTGCTGGCATTTCCTTCTCTTGAAGTTCATGCCAGATGACCGTGTTCTTTGCGTCAGTAACGCTCAACTCACGATCTTCAAACTTGAAGGTCTCCGGGTCAGGCTGTACACCAGTTTCAGTGTCGCTGTCCTCGGCTACGTTATCTACCGGGTTCACATCTGTGTCCGGGGTTTCCATGGTCGCTCTCCATTGTATCAAGTGAAGCTGGGTTTATCCAGCAATAATTTCGTTTGCAGCCTTCATATCGTAACCAACCAGCTGCGCGATCTTATCGTCACGCCCCAAAACAGGGTCAACTGGCATCTGCTTGGCTAATAATGCTGCGTCTAAATCAGTCGTAGGCATCTCAGCGTACACGCCTCGGTCGCTGGTGTAGTCCCTACTTACCGGATTTGCATAAGGGTTCAACCCCGATGCTTGATTCTGTGCAAACTCGCTCGGATCAAACCCAGTCAATGACTGGGCCTCACCTTTTCCCGCTGGTGTATTGTCAGGCATAACAGGATCAGGAACAGCCATTTCTTCAGGCGTAGCCTGTGCCAGTGGTGGTGTAAATGGATTCGGTGGTGTAAGACCCATCTGCTCCAAAGGAGTCTGTGGAGCCGGAGCCGGAGCGTTGGGATCAGGTAATCCCATCTGTGCATACGGGCTCGGTGGTGGTGCAATAGGTGGTGCAATGTTTTGCACCGGACTACCAACAGGAACCTGCTGTTGCGGTGCCGCTGGATTCGGTGGCTGGTACGGTGGTACCGGAATCTGCCCCTGAGACGGGAACGGGAGTTGGGGAGCAGTCCCATGCTGGACTGGGGGTACAAATTGTGATTGCGTCTGTGCAGGTGCTGCTGGCATCTCGGGTGCAAACCGTTGACGTTGAGCATCCACAGCTTGTTGCACTTCGGGAGCAAGCTCGCCGAAGTATGCCGTGCGACTCGGAGCCGTTGGCCCGGGATCAGTAATCTGGACCGGTGGTATCTGGTGAGTATGCCACAAATAACTCTCGACAAGATTAACCAACGCGACCACAGGACCGATGGCATACTGATGGGGGCGATCTGTAATAACCAAACCCTCGGGAAGCTGAAGCCCCCACGAGTACGCAGCTTTAGCAAGCGGCAATACATTACCCTCGCCAATGTGGGTCTGAACAAACTGACCCTGCTGGTTAACACTACCCACCGCGACTTTTACACGATGAATAATAACTTTGATTTGATCGAACGGATTTGCCTGCGGTTGGAAATTGAATTGACTCATGTTGGTCTCCAGTTAGTTATTTCCACTCTAGGCCAAGTTGTTTGGCCACTGCCTTTTCTTGGGCACGGCTCGATATGATCGGCCTGCCCGTTTTCTTATTTACTTTAATACTTGAGTCGAACTTCTCAACGCCTCGGGTGCAAGCAATCGACTCATACGGTTTAAACTCTTTTTCAATCTGGATGTCTACGCTCAGGATACGCTTGTACGTTTTACCTTTTTCAACAACAGCAAACCCGAGATCGGGTGCCTCAGCCATAGGGTAGTTACGTTCAATGATGTCACCATCATCCGACCTGAATTGATACATCATCTTGATTTACCTTTACGTTTTGGAATATTAGGGCGACCCTTCGGCACAACAAGCTTAGTTTTTACATCCTTCTCTCGTTGGATACGCTCATCGTTTTGGCGACGAAGCTCCTTGCCCGCACTTTCGCTAAACTTTTCAAAAGCTTCAGATAATGTCTCAGCCTCAATATCAAAGTTCATGGGCACCGTCATCGCATTGTCGTTCACGATCGCCTGCATGTGGTGGCGACCAATGAATTGAGTCTCACCCTCTGGCCACTCACCAGCCACGGGTGTGTACATGTCAATGCAGTAACCACGGGCGTTAATATGACGGATTGAATTAAAGATGAGATTGGGATCAACACCCTCTTGTACAGAGTTGATTTCCTTTTCCTCATCCGGGGGAATTGCTATGCTATCTTTTTGCATGTGTGCTCTCCATTAAGCCATTTGTCTAACCGGCGATGATGCCTCACGCCCTGCTGATCTTCCTTGCTGTATGTGCGGGTTTGAACCCCCGCCTTGGTGGATACCCTGCTGACTCAGCCCTTGATTTCCAGCTGCTGCCTGCGGTCCTTGCTCCGCCGACATACCCAAGAACTGTTGCTGGGCCTGCTGCAAGATTTCCATATTAAGTATATCACCAAAGTCATGTACGTTCATGGCTTGGCCCCAACGATTCATCTGCTCATCCCATTTAATCCATGGGGTTTGCGGCATGATCATAGCTGCTTGTGATACCAACTGAAACTGATCTTGGGCTCGCTTTTGCAGCATAGCCTGATCAGTTCGTTGCATCGACATCGGCTGTATCGTTAGTTGCAAATCTTCATAACTAATCCCACTAATATCTGCCATCGACTTCATTGCATGTTCAGGGTCTTCATGTGGAAATGAGACCTCAGGATTCCACTGCAACTTCTCGCGAATTATATTCACACGATCGCTAAATGGCAACGCATTTAAGTTTTCACTGTCCTGAATTACACCAGCTTCAATTTTACCTGCAATCATCTCCGCGTCTTCTGGCTGCGGCATATCACGAGGGCGAGGTTTAAGCTCACGGGCAGCTTCTGCGCCCATTTTGAACTGACTGAATTGCGAATTAAAAAGGAACCATCCAGCTGTATTTAGAACTTGTATCGTTGAGTTCTGGAACATCCTTTCGATAAACGCGATTCGGTTATCTCTTTGACTAGCTGCGTCAGCAATCTCTGTTGCCGTTCCAACACCTTCAACATTTCCTCGTGACGCATCATTGAGACCTGTAACACGATCCCGTCGATCGCGAAGTTCGGCAAGGTATTGGTATTGAGCTTGCTGGACACCACCGATTTCAATTTCTTCAATCGCGTCTGACAAACCCTCAATAGGGACAACTGTACCATGAGCGGCATTCTTGGCTGCGTTGCCCGCGTTTGGATTTGTTGGTTCAAAAGCAACGAACTTCTTATAGCTCGCAGCTCCTCGCGAAGCTGCGACCGCATGTGCGTTAAGTTCTTTAACTTGCTCATAAGTTGCTGCCAAAGGTGAAAGGGGAAATACGGAACCCGGAACCCAGTACACGCCAAACAAAGTGTAAGGACCCCAACTCGGACCATAGTATGGTCGCGGCTTGCGAATCCATCTTGGCTTAACAGTCTTCCCTGTCTCCTGATTCTGGGCAACGCCCAACGTGTAGATCGTCCCGTGATAACCCGGCATACCCTTTACTTCCGGTAGCGTGACCTCGGGTACCCATATCTCGTAACCAACAATTTCATTTCGCGTGGGATAGCCTGTTCCGTGCATGAAGTTTCGTGCTTTATCCAACCCGGCATCTTTGGCAATCTGGCCAACGACCTCATGGTTAAAACCCTTAGCCTTCATCAAGTCTTCGTGGTCCCTCTTCCACACATGACCCATAAAGCGTGCGTGATCAAACGTGTCGGCGCGGGCGTCCATTAAAAACCGACCGGGTGATACACGGTTGCATGTTGGCCACTGTGGCTTAATGTTTATACCTGATTGTGTGGTGAAGCCTTTATACCCGGGCATCGTTTGAAGTGTTGTTCTCATCACCCCATAACCGAACGCGGTGTCGTACCAGATTTGCAGAAGCGTTTTCCATAGATTCTGCATACCCGCCCACTGGTTAATAGCATGCTTCATGCGGACAAGGATATCTTTAGGCACACCACTAAACCGGGATGACAATTCCACAATCGGGTTGTCGTAAATAATCTTAGTTGTAACCAAGGCCAACCACTCAAAAGCATGGTTCTCCGGCGAGGGCTCTAACTCTGAGTACCGATCGTCACGGTAGTATGCACCGTGATAATCTTTTATCAGGTCTTCAGTAACTTTTAAATGTGCGTCACGATGCCTTTCGGCAGCGTTAATCTCTGAGAAAAGATTTAATGGAGAAACATCAAGCATAGATTACCTGCATGTAGTATATCAACTATCGCCGCCTTCTGCGTCTGAATGGATCATTATCTCGTACTTTAGCCACCGACATCGTACCATGTCCAGCCAATTTACCAAATGTACCGTCCTTAAACTTCGGTTTAGAAGTATCAAACATCGGTGCCTCGGTTACCCCAATACAGCACATACCATATGCGATACACCTATCACCGTGCCGCTGCTGGGCTCCGGTACTCTGGTCCCGCAATTTACCCGAGATGATTCTACCCTGCTCGTCGAATATCCACATACCCATATCAGCCACACCTTCGGTCGATGGTGTGATAAACCAGCCGTTCTTCATAAACCGATTCAGCGTAGAGAACATGATCTCCTTTGTATCACCCGTTGACTGCCAACCCCAGTGTTTGGTCTTCCTCTGACTACGAACACCCTGCTGCGTCCGGTAGTACACGAACGGATAACCGCTACGAACCAGATGATTACCGTACGCGATCCCGGGACCATTCCTCTCAAATATCTGGAACGCATACCCATACTGACCACCGAACCACCGACCCAGAGCCACCGCCAATTCAGCCGCGTCGATCGGATCAATGTTCGGATCAGCGTACTCCGCCACCACCCGCCCCGTCGTACGGCTCATCACTGCGAGAACCGTGTTACTGCCATCCACACCTTGTGCAATGTCCGCACCCTGAACATAATTATCATCCCATGGCGGATCGCCATCCTTATCCAGATCGCACCATATCTTCAACCGACCGTCAGGATTCTTTAAAAACCGCATGCCCTTAATATCAAAGTCACCAGTGTGCTTGGGTAACGAGCAACACAGCTTCATCTTGCTTAAAATATTTGAGTCCAAAGCAAGCAACCCTGACGTGTCATGATCGATCAGCCAGTTTTCACGAACATCACGAATCGATGGAGCACGGGCGCGAGCCACGCGGAATGCAGGAGATTCCCAAAAGTGTGTACCCGCCTTACCCGTAATTGCCCCATCGTCATCCAGTGTTAAGACACGGTTCTGACCCATGTCCGGGTGGTCCCAGTAACCAAGTGTGCATACGGATATTTCTTCCGCACCCTCTGGCGTCAGTGACTTCTCGCGAAGCATACTGAACTCGGTTCCCGGACCAGATGGTGTCGATGCGAGAATCACACCAGCAGCCACCGACTCAATACTCTTCATCAATGCTTTACCATCTGGGTATCGCGCAGCCTCATCCACGAAGATGATATTCGTACGCAAAGATTGTCCTACGTCCTTATTCGATGTTTCACCCATGATCCTAGAACCACGGACGTTGTTAAATATAAACGGGTTGTTGCCGCGACGACGATCTCGCTTATCTTCAGGCAGAAAATAATCAGGCAACTTATTCAGCAAGTAATCAACCTTACCAAACAGACTATCCTCGGACGGACCATCAACCATGTCAGACTTACGACTAATCACCAAACATGTGAACCTGTCAATAAATAACATACCCCACGCGATCATATACATGATGATCACCGTCGCACCCTGCTCGCGAGACTTATCAATTACCAACGTACCACCCTGACGAAAGTTCCTGACTAACATATCAATCATTTCATCTTGAGCGGGCCACGTAATAACTGGTGCATCGGGAGGTGGCGTCTTGTGCTCTGCCCCGTCCTTATCCACCCAACTAACATTAGCACCCCTGATCCTACCGTCGTCACAGGTGAACTTGGGTCGATATGTCCATGCAAAACAGTTAAGGAACAGGTGGGGCGATGCCGCACACGCAGCCATCATATCGGCCTTATGCACCTCGCTCCGGCCCGCGTGCTCCTGAATGATCTTGCGGAACCGGAGATTCTCAAGTAATGACTTCGGGACCTCGATACCGGATTTCGGGCACGTCCACACATCATTCTTGTACCCAAGATCGTGGGCTGGATACCGTGTTGCTAAATCTTCCATGTAACCTCTATTGATTTGCGTCATCTAACTATAGCATGAAAGGAACTAAAATGCATAAAGCACACGTAAAAGCGGACATTGAAGTTGACATCGAAATGCTGAGGGACCTCGTACACGCAACAGGTGGGCGGGTTTCAATTGCAAGGCTCGAAGCTATGCCACTGAAGGCAGCTCTTCAATTCCTATACCCTAACGGTATTCGTTTCCGATTCACCCATAACCATGAGGATGCTATCGATGGAAAAACACAAGACATACCCAGCGAGTGAGGGAGTATGCTCTCGATCTGAGATCGAGTTGATGATTTCAAAGCTAAGCCCGTCTTCCTCAACTGGATTGAGGAACCGGGCTATCCTGACTGTGTTGTATCGGTGTGGGCTCCGAATATCGGAGTGCCTGTCTATCAGGAACTCCGACTTAAACTTCTCGAACAGCCATATCAAAATACTCCACGGCAAGGGTGACAAGAGCCGGATCGTTGCGATCGATCAGATGGCTAAAGATGCTATCAGTACGTGGCTCGCTACGAATGTTCGTGGCGAGACACTGTTCTGTAACCTCAATGGCAAGCGAATGAGTTCTGCGTACATACGCAAGATCATCAAGCAGCTGTCCGAGAAAGCTGGTATCAAGCACCGGGTCCATGCTCACGGGTTCCGGCACACGCATGCCTATGAGCTGGTCTCGGAAGGCATACCCGTCCACATGATCAAAGATCAGTTGGGGCATTCAAATATTGCGACCACAGATCGCTATCTGAATCACCTGAATCCGAAAGAACGAATTGATCGGATTGGGGCCCGCTCTTAAGAACAACATCTAAATCAGGATAAGCCTCGTGGCCTTTTGGCTGCGAGGTTTTTTTACACCAGTCTTCGTAGAGGTACATCCAAGAGGGTTTCATAATAATTTCGCTTTCGCGGTTGAAATATTTTCAAACTTGCCCGTGTCGTGATTAAAGATCGACCACGGCACGTTTATCTTTGTGGGCGTGCTCCACATCTGATCCTCAAATGCCGCAGCCAGTTCTACCGCCGCCCGTTCCTCATGCTCACGCAGTACCTCAAGATATCTAGGCCCAGCCTCGACAGGCTTATACGTGTCCAGCTTCATGCCGACCGCGATCATCGCAGCAGCGGCCATCGTCTTTAGGAATGTTCTGCGTTTCATTGTTCACCCTCACGAGCGTGATGTCATCTTCCGCAAACATGTTAATAATCTCGTCCACAAGGTCGTCGTGCATTGCCTTCTTAAACTCGTGGCACTTATCACAGCCGGGCTCGTGGCACGGATTCAAGGTTACGTCGCACTTACTCATGCAAGCCATTATCTTTCATGTATGACAAGTACGCTAAGTACTCATCCTTGTTTAATATTGAAACACGCTTGATGGAGATATCTTTCACGAAGTGAAACATCGCTGACGTACGACTCGCGCCACGGATAATACCAATGACTTTCATCGCTCGCAGCATCACAACATCATCTTGTTTATTTAATCTTATGGAGAGCATTTATACCCACTGTATTCGTGTAAGTCATCAAGCTCTTGAGGTAAATCACCTCGCTTGATCAATTCTTTCGTGTGCATGAACGCCATGCAATTCCACGCCCACGCAGCCTCGTGGTCTTCGTCTGTGTTGTTCTCCTGTATCTTCCATAGGTGTCGCTGGGCACTGTCGATGTACCTGCTCAGCGGTTGGCCTTTCTCCCAATTGCGATCACCGTACTTCCGCAAACCTTTCTCAATGTGCTTACTCAAGCGATCGAGAAACAATGTGCTAATCCGCGATGGCTGACCCTTGCCCTTGGCTGAGTCTCGCTGAGAGCCAGTGGAGAAGTGCTGGTTATTGTCGCTAGTGTCCATCATGGCACCTGTGTTATTGTGATTGTTACGTGCTCAACTAGCCAGAAGATAATATCTATCACCTGCCAGATACCGAGAAGCATAAGGACCCAGCATATTGCGTACTCAACATTATCCTGCACCTCCCACCTCCCACTCACCCCATGAGATTTTCTTTGTGGTACGCCACTTGAAAACATAGAAGTTATAAATTACAGGCACTTCGTCGCGGACCTTATGTACCCACTTACTAGCTTTTTTACACGGGTTGTTAATACATCCACACGCGGGGCATACCGGTCTTTGATTGCCGGGCGTGCTGCCCCAATCACTCATGGACGCAGAAGCGTCGCACTGATTGCACTTACCAACCATGACAAAACAATCTTGCTCACTTGGCTTTGGTTTAATGTGATTCGACATAAGATGCGATCTCCATAATTAAAGCAATGATGCCGGGTGTGGCTAACGCGAGACCAACCCATAACGGTGCGAAGTTAGGTTTACGCATACGCATACGCTGATCTGCGTCATCAGTAATATGCTGGTCTAGTGCTAAGCGGTTACTTTTTATCAGCTTGGCCAACTCAGCCGTGGCCGTAGCTAGCTTCCTCCGCTCTCCCTGCGATACATCGTAAGCGGTCTTATTAGCCTCTGCGATCCTCATGCGATCTTCAAGCTTATCAATCCTATCGACGGGACCCGGAGCCCGGGTTCTCTCTTTGTTATCCGCCCACTCCCTCTCTTCTGGGTCATTCTCATTAACGTCGCGTGATATAAATTGGAACTCGGGCTCCACAATGCACGCACGAGCTTCCTTAGAAATATAGCGAAACATACAGCTGTATATATCCCACACCACCACATCGGACACTGACTTGAAGTTATGCTTAACAATCTGGATTCCTAAACCCGTAGCAATAGTTGACCCAACCTCCACGTCCTTCATTGGAATCGAATCGTCGTGGCGGTATTTGGTGACATTTTCTGTTACTTGAAATAACACCTGTTGATGCTGGCCTGCACGACGACCCGTCTTTCCGGCGCGGGAACCCGTCATGTAGATTACGGGTGCCGAACCGTTTTCAAAGGACACGCCTGTCTTAATGAAGATGTGATTCTCCACTTTAAACAACGTGCCCACAGGTGCGTGCTTCACGTCTAACATTCGACTTTCATTAAATATCATGATAATGCTTTCTTAATATACGCTGGCATAGCCTCGGCCTCTGTCCAGACAGTAGTGTGTGATCGCAAGTAACGGTTGCTCTTGGAAAATATCTCAAACTCGACGCCTGCAATAAACGCCTGATTCAACCAAGCTTCAACCCCGCCCCGCCCGCACGCAAATGGCTTCTTAGTCCACCACCTACCAGAGCCTTTAATCCGAACTTTATACTGATGTTTGTTGTTCATCTTGTTCTTTCATGTATGCCATCGCGGTCTTCGCGATAGTGGTGTCCTGTTGGCCCAAGCCTGATGATGCCGAGTTTCCAGTGTTAATTACTACCTTTGTGTCCTCAAGAATCCCAGTCGGGGATCGGTGGGTCTCAGTAATAATCTGGGTGATCTCATGCTTCTTAAGCAGGTACTGCTTGACAATGGACTCGGTTACCGGGGTCGGTTGAGTTAGTGGGTTGCGGCACAAGCTCTTCGCTAAAGAGTTAGTAATGCCAAGCCATTTAATTAATTCTTTGTCGTTATCTGAGGTCATCTTGCCTTTCAGGGTTAGTGCATCAAGAAAAAGATTAGTGCGTCAAGTAAGTCAGGATCACCCACGCAGAGCCAGCAGGAGATAAAGATACCAATGGTGAAAGCAGCTTCTCCAAAGTCAGTTTTCATTATCTACCTCCACGGCCCAGAGGATGTTTTGGTACATAGAGAATAGTGGAAACCGGAACCCGTAAGCACGAATCCGGTACGTCTTGCCAATCTTCATGCTTCCGTAAATATCAGACGAGTTCATCTTTCCTTCCAACAACGAGTCAGTACACTCAAGCACGAGACCGTCAGTGAAGATTAGGAACTTCTCGGAAGTACGCTCCTTATCAGTCACGGTAATAATCATCGTCTCTCGCTTGGCATGCGTGAACATACACCCGCCAGTGAATACTGCGAAGAATAAGATAAAGCCGATGAATCCAGCCCATGATGATGTATGGTTTGAGTTAGCCATGCTTATTGGATGGTGGGGATGGGGGAGGGGTTACATAGGAAACTTCAGTTAAATGCTTTGCTGTAGTAGCCCGGTCATCAACCCAATCGTAATTCCCTTTGCCTATATGCATTCTTCGCCATACACGATCTTGACCGGGGATCACAGGTACGCCATCCGCAGTCTTGTGAAGCCGGTTTATAAACTCCGACAATACCTGCAAAGCCTCTACCTCAGCGTGGTAGTCCGCATACTCAAGTGCTTCGTTAATGGTCACGGGTGCCTTTCTGTGAAAGTGAGCGGCATCTTAGATCGACCTTAGAAAAAAATCAAAAAAAAAATGCTGGATTTGAAAAAATAACTAAAATATTTTCTTATCCTTACGTTATGGTCCCATGCCCCAGCCTGACAGCCCGGACAGCATCTCGACCCCGGGGTCCGGAACGCGTGCGTACCACAAAAAACGCTGCTCATGTCGCTCATGCTGGGTGCATGCGATTGCACGCCGCGAGCAAAAGAAGAGGATCGTGCGCCCTGTGCGCACCAAAGTGGCCTCATAGCCTCGAATCAAGGTATTTACATACTAGGCCAATGGTATTGGTTGCACTATGGTACAGTAGTGCAACCACTAATCCTCATTGCTAGGCTGTGAGGGCTTGCGGTGCTGTGATGCGAACGATTCGAGACGCTTGATGCTATCCTCAGTTAAGTGTAGAACGTGCTCTGTTCTCTTCGTTGATTCCATAGCAACGTGCTGGTGGGTGACTGGTTTTCCGATGGTCCTGTCGAGGATTTGATCAAATGCAGCAGCAGCTATTGGTATGCCGCCCGACGTTGTTCTCTTACTAGTAGCACGCCACATGGCAAGTGCAGCAATACGCATAGCATTGGGGGTTTTGGGGTCTTTGATCAGCGACTTGGTTTCATCCCGAGTAAGGTGGGCCAGATCATTCAGCCGTTTGACGACCACCGAGCCAACACGCTCCGATCTGACGACCTCGTTCGTTGCCTCACTGCCTTGGCTATCTGGCTCTGTTTCTAGTGGCTTCACATCGACGACTTGTCTTTTATTTTCCTCTTTCCCCAAAACATCTGGCTCAACAGACAATTTTTCGTAACTTTTTTTTGCCTCTGTCATATGAAGATTTCCCTTGTTTTACAACGGTTTTCAATTGTACGTACATATGATTATACGTACATCATACCAAAAATCTTTGCCTTTTTGCTCATGGGCAGGTTGTAATCTGACGATATGATCGTTAGGATGGTGGGCAGCGACGGACAAATGGCTTCGGCCAAGTCGCGACCCAAAGAGTGACAATCGAATAGCTTGATGCACACGGGTGCCGGTCGGATGATGCTAAATCACATGCAGTTTGAAGTGACGAGCCTGAACACCAAGTCAAGCAACGCGATTGAAACAGGCGTTCTTTTACAACCGAATAAACCAGCAGACATGCCCGCAAGTGGAACGACCCACATTAAACAAGTGAAGCGATTCGGGTACGGTGGTCCTGCAAAAACATAACAACAGAAACTACGTTGTTGCTCCCTTAATTGGGGGCAACAGCTTTCCTCTGGCAGTGCAGATTTGGGGGCATGGGTGATCGCGGGTTGCAAACCGTTATCACGTCGGGCATGCCTCCAAGACCTGCACTGTCAACACTATCACCGTGACGCTAGTCACACAACAGAAAGGTTTGTTATGCAGATCAAACAAGTCACCTCAGCGTTCACTACTTTACACGTTAAAGCACAAGCCAAGGCACTTGCCGCAAGCCACTGCTTCACTGTCAAACGCGACATTGATGCGGGTACGTGGGAGGCCAGCCACAACAGATTAAACCGGGTGATCTGGCGGGCAATTGAAAAGACGCCCGGCACTTGGCTGGTAACCAAGCCAGCCGACTTGTTCCAATAAACCATCACCGCTCCCTTAACGGGGGGCGGGGATTTTTCTTCTATCACCGTGACGTTAGTCACACAACAGAAAGGTTTTGTTATGACTGATTTATCTTACTGCGAGTACTTGACATCAGAGGCGATCTTCGTAGATCACCCAACAGCGAAATGGACCCGTGAAGGTGACATTCCCAAGCTGGGCGACGAGGTTCAAGCTTGTGTCAACAACATCGGACAAGTGGCCATCACAGGCTACTTCCATGAGCATGGTTTTGTGGGGGTGAAGGCACTACCACTGAACCCACCGGACTGGTACGTAAAGCAAAACGGGGCTCAAACCGAGTGCCATTTGTTTGGTGCTGAAATTAAGGATGGCGAAGAGTACGACGACGGCGACGACTGGCAAGCTGCGATCGAAGAAGAGCAAGAGGGCTTCGGCGGGCCGATCCCTTGGTGCGATCTGTTTGCGTGAAGACAAGTAACACATCACCGCTGGCTTAACGGCTGGCGGGGATTTTTGACTGAAAAGAACCGGATATCACGGTTTGGAAAATCCCTGAATGTCACGGCAACAATATGACACGCAGCCGGGTGGCGAGAGCCGCCTGACTGTTTTTTATAACTCACTCAACCCAGACGCCAACGGCGTCACATTAGAAAGGCCACCGCCATGTTTATTAGAGTCACCGATACCGACAGTAATTTTCACATTGTGAATACCGATCACATCATCGAGATTGGTGAGAAAAAAAGACACCAGCAAGACGATTGCCCCAAACGCTTCATTGTCACCACCGAGCAACCGGGAGGTGTTAGTAATAACTACATTTGGACAGACATTCCCCTTGGGTCCATCCTGAAACACAGAGTTTAACCACAACCACTGTCAGCCCAACGGCTGGCGGTGAGTTTTTCTACTTCTATCACCGCTGCAAATAGCAGCACAATTGAAAGGTTTGTTATGCAAACTCAAATCGTTAAAGGCGTGGCTACCAAAGTGTTCGAGGATAACGGCGACACAGTCGTCACCTATCACGGCACTGAGGTGGTGCGGTTCAACCAACTGCTCGTTTTTCTAAACACGGGTGGCTGGAAGACTGCGACCACAAAGTTGCGGATGAATCAAGCGTCAAATCAGTTTGACCTTGGCTTCCAAGTGTTCCAAAGCAAGCACGAATGGTACGTGCAAATCAAGGGCAGGGGAAAGTTTTCCTTTAGCCGTGACCGCATCAACTTCCTGCGGTAAACCAACCACTGCTGGCCTAACGGCTGGCAGTGAGTTTTTCTTCTATCACCAGAGTGATCGCACTGGGAGGGGGTGGCCCCTTATTCAGATGCACCGGGCAATCAAAGTATTGCAGTGCATGCGATGACGATGACCCGCTTGGTAACCCAAGTTCGAT